TCCTCAACTAATATTTGCCAAGTTCTAATTCCTCTAAAGTTATCTCCCAAACTAGATTTTACTTTATGACATTCTACACTGTAATGTTCATATTCAATTCTAGCTTCTTGTTTTGATTTTCTGAAAGATATTGGTTTATCAAACATAAATGGAGATTGATTCATTAAGCACTCGACTGCATCATCATTTGTATATAAAAATAGATATTTCGGCTTAATACTCATTAATATAATCCTCCTAATAAAAATGTAGTTTTATAATATGATACTGTGATAGTATTGAGCCTTCCTAGTATAGCCATACAAGGACTTTAGACTGGATTTAGTATACTTGTTAGTCCACAATAACAATTAGCTCCTTAGCTACTTTATCAATGATGGATGACTTCTGATATTCTACCTCTTCATCTGTATATTTTGTATGAATATAGTAGAATAATTCCGACTCTCTGACTACCGTTCCATAATAAAATCCGTCTACCATGAGTTTATTACCAATTGTGATTTTTATATCAGAAGTATCTACTATTTCTTTTTTATGCCTATATTTAATTTCTTCATATTTCTTATCTTCTACGATTGCTGAAGCCAATCAACATTCCTCCTTAACTATTTGTTCTAGTTTATATAATTTAATCATATTGTCATCTATAGCTTCATCAATTTCATTTTCTATCCGTTCTAAATATGATTTTTTAGCATCCATTACATTCATTGCAACAAATCTAAAATCTAAATACTTTTCATCAAGTTTAAAACAATATCCACTTTTAATGAAATCTATCTTCAAGATACCAACTCCTTATAATTTAATATTTTAACTATATCAGCTAAAGCATTATCTAAAATAATATTTTCTACTTTTATAACGTTCTGATCTTTTTCACATTTACTAAAGGCATTCAAATCGTCACCCATTCTCCTATAGAATTCTTTGAAAAACTCTCTATCTATTCTAACTTCCCTGGATAGTGCTCTATCTATTTTTACTCTTTCTGGAGCATATAAATATATTCCTAATACATTTTGTTGTCCGTATTCTTTAACTAGAGCATAATAACCTTGTTCATCTACAATTACTATCTGAGTTATATTTATATCCACACTATCTTTAGATAGTCCATAGTACCACTTACCATTTGCAGTTTCATATACTCTATATTCTACAAATTTACCTTTGTCATAATCTGAAAGAAATTTATCTTTAGTAATAAAATCATACTCGACCATATTCGTTTCACCAATTCTCATCGGTCTCGATGTGGAGGAAACACAGATTGGAATATCATATTGCTTATTAATTGTAGACAGGATTAAATCTTTTCCTACGCTTGAGCCTCCCATAATCACTATAAGCATACCATCACTCCTTATTAAAGAGGGAAATTAATCCCTCAATTATTGTTTAATTGTTAAGCTATTTTACAGTTACGGTTTCTGGAGTTTTTTCTGTTGATATTTTATCTGTAAGAAATTCACCAGTTTTTTCATTAACTATGTTGCCATTTAATATCTTGATATGCGACTTCAATAATTTCCAATCGAGTGTAGTAACAGTTTTAACTTTTTTATAATCTGAGAAATTCTTATTAATTTCTTCCTCTGAAAATTCAGGAACAATAAATTGAACAACTGATTTCTTAACTTGAACCTCACCAGCGAAATATACCTTTTTATACATAGACTTTAAATCTTTTTTATCTGGAGCAGCCATTACCGAATTTTTAAGATTGTATAACAACCATTCCTTTTGATTATTAAGTTTGGATGTTTTATTGTCTAAATCATATTTTAATTTCTCTAACTTTTCATTATATAATGATTTATAACGCTCTATTTCTAAATCTAAATCTTTAACTTTTTGTATACTTTCATCTATCCCTGATTCGCTATCAAATGAATTTTGACTAGCCTCCTCCTGTTCCTCTTCTGATCCAAATAATGATGCAAACAATTCTTCTAAATTATTACTTTCCATTTATATATGACCTCCTAATTTTTATTTTATATTACTGATTTATATATTTTACATTGTTCTCTTATTTGCCAATGCCATTTTATGTGATCTGATTTAGTCATGACCTTCAAATTATTCACTTTGTTATTCAATCTATTAAAATCTTCATGATGAACAACATATGTGTCTTTTAAATAACTTTTATCTCCTACCTTTATACTGTTTTCACTTGTTAGCAGATATTTTTCTGCGATTAATCTATGCTCAAATACAAAATCATCAATGTCTTTAAAAGGATGATCTAGTGCTCTAATTTTTCTATAGCCATAATGGGTTATTTTAACATCACTTTTCCAACTATCATTGAGTATACCTTTTAATCCATATTGAGGATTATTTTTACCTGAATAAGTTGTTTTTCTTAGATTCCTCAAACATTTTTCTGAACAACAATGCGTATCTGTTTTACTCAAATGACTAGGCTTTAAATAAAACTCTTTATTGCAATAGGCACATTTAACATTTGCTTTTGGCTTTTCGATTAGTTTTTCTTTATAACATTTTCTGCTACAATAAATAGTAGTACTTTCCATTCTTATTTTATGGTGTATTTCAATGTCTTTTCCACAAACACTACATTGTCTAATTCTTAATAATCTCCCTATTCCACCCATATTTCTCCTCTACTTTCCACTTGATCCGAGATGTCCCATACCTCTTTTAGATGGTATTCTTTTAAGTTCTGTTGCAGTTAACTCAATAATTTCTGTCTTGGGAACTGGTATTAACAATGCTTGACATATAGCTTTAGAATAAGAATAATATTGTTCATAATCTGCCATTGCTCTATCTTCATTTTTTGTTATAATAATTACTTTATTACTTGTGTTATTTATAGGCACAAACCACTCGTTTCTATATCCACTATCTATAACACCACATCGTTGTGACATTCCCTTAGTTCCTGTAGAACCTCTTTCTTTAAGTATAAATCCGTAATCTTCATTACATGCAGAGGCAATACCTGTAGGAATCAGTTTAATTTCTCCAGGTTGTATTGCTATTTCAACTTGATCAAAACAAGCATAAATATCATATCCCATATCCTCATCTGCTTTGGAAGGAATTGTTGCATATTTATTTACTTTTGCAAAATATACTTTTCCCATAATCCTTTTCTCCTTTTCGGCAGTTTAGGATGCCAGCCTTAAATTATTGTTTAATTGTTATATAAAATACATTCGTTTTGTTTTAAACTTTCTTGAACTAAAACTAATCTTTGATTGTCACTTCCTCTATATGATAATGTTACATTTCTTTTGTCGATATTAAACTTCCCATCGACTAAAATATCACATAGCTTTAATAATTCAAACTTTTCATCAGAATCTTCTAATATTTCTTCAAATGTAAATCCTGAATAACACCATATATTAATAGAAGGTATTTTGATTTTTAACTTTTTTACAAATTCAATTAATTCTTTTGCTGAGAACATTGGATCTCCACCAGATAATGTAATACCTTTTATCATAGGATTGTTTTGAATATAATCTATAATATGATTTTGTAACTTTATATCAAAACATTTACCATTAACAAAGCTATGAGTTTTAGGGTTATGACAACCTTCACAATTCCATTTACATCCACTTACAAACATTGTTAGTCTTAATCCTTCTCCATCTACAATACTTTCATATTGTATTCCACTGATATACATAACTATTCTCCAAAATCGGTATATTTACTGTGTTTTATCCTATCTTCTACTTCTGCAATTTTGCCTGCATTAAAATTCTTATAGTCTGTTGTCAAATACCCTGTTACTCTTCTAAGTTGCTGAATATTTGCACTTCCACATACTAAACACTTGTCATTAAATTCTCCTTGATAACCACAGTCTAAGCAAGTATCTATTGGAAAGTTAAAAGCTAAGTAAGGTATATCTAATGACATAGCATAATCTATTATATCCTCTATTGCCTTCTCATTTTTAATTATTGCACTATCTAATTCAACATATGTAATGCAACCACCAGTAGGATATCGACAGAATGGAGCTTCAAGATTTAACTTTTCAAAGATAGAAACCTTTTGCCATACTGGAATATGATGTGAATTAGTTAAATAAGCTCTTGAGGTAACATTCTCAATCATTCCAAATTCCTTTTGTAGTCCTTGCATCATTGTTTTACAGGTATTTTCTGCTGGAGAAGCATAACAACTAAAGTTTAAATTATATACCTCACTTACCTTCTTAGTGTATTCAGAGATATATTTTACTACACTTAAGGCAAACTTATGAACTTCTTTATCCTCTGCGTGGTTTTTACCAAATAAAGCTTGACACATTTCTGCAATTCCAATGTATCCCATAGCTAAAGTTCCATGTCTCATAGCTTCATAAATTCCTTTATCTATTACTTTATCGAAATCTGCTATTGTTCCATTTGTATACATAAATGGTGCTGACCTATAATTTTGACTACAAATATGATAGAATCTATCAACTAAACTTTGAGATGCTATTCCCAATACTTCATCAAATTCTTTCCAAAATCCTTCTAAATCAGCTTCAGTTCTTTCTCCAAGACATATACCATGTTTAATACCAATCTTAGGTAAATCCATAGTTACAGGAGCTACATTACCTCTTCCTATTTTAGAGTATCCTAATCCATGTCTATCTGCTCCTATCATCGTTCTACAATTATGGTTGCATATTCCACTAACTTCAAAGAAATCACTTTCAGTAGTAACGTCATAACTATATTTATTTAAATTACCTAACATTTCTACTGATACAACTACTGCAACATTAGTTTTTGTTGTGTTTGCCTCTCTAGTAAAACAGTCGATTTTTTTATTACAAGCCATATAATTTAATAATTCTATTGTCGCAGAAAACTCAACTCTATATCTTATTTTACTTTTATCTTTGGAAGTATAATGGTTTAAGTAAGTTTTTGTAGGTATTCCTAAACTTTGGGATAATGCAGCAGTCTGCAATGCTAATTCTTTATTTGTACTACCTATTTGTACTATTGTTCCACTATGTCCAGTGCTGTTAATATATCCATCTGCATCAATCATTCCTGCTAGAAATGACAATTTAGATTCTCTATTCCATGAAAAAACTTCGTTTGGTATTTGTCTATATATTTTTTGCTTTCCTCCAAACACTTCTAACAGCTCTAATTCAACTGCTTTATAGTTTCCGGTTCTAACTTTTAATTCTTTATAATCTCCTCTTGCGCCCCTATTCCAAACAACTGTTTCTACATTTAAGTCATAAATTTCTTTAAATATTCTTCTATAATTTTCCTCTATGTCATCCTCACCGGTCAAAGCAATTGAAGAACTTAGTTGCATATCATAACAACCATCGCATAATAGAAATCCAAGTAACCATGCTTTATCTTGAGAATATTCTATATTAGTTTCACTATATTGATTCTGATTAATTTGTATTTTGTCTCCAACTATTAAATCTTTAACAAAAACTCTTCCCTTTTTTTCAATAGGCAAAGGATGATCTGATGTAGCTAATAAACTTCTTCCATTCGAGAATTTAACTCTGTTCCAATCTCCTTTATCTTGATTTTTGATTATCCTCTTTGTGTCTACAAATCCTTTATTCGTGTCGTAAATCAATACGTTATTTAAATCTATATAAAAATTATTATTTAATTGTTGTTCTTTAACCTCAAAATCTTTAGATAGTCTATCCCACATTCTTTTAAAACTTTCTATAAACAATAAGTCTTTATATTTATAAGTAATTATCTCTTCTCCATCTACACACCCCATTGTTGCCATAGATGTATCTGGACTATTTATATCTTCTATATTTTGAGTGTAGTCACAGTTAACTATATTAGGATATATTCTCTTAGTAAGTGACTTTATCGCTAGTTTTTTTAAATCGTAATTAGGAGTTCCTACTTTATCATTTTCACCTTTTTTATATTGGAATATAGATATAGGGAATATACTTGTTCTGTGATTCTTACCTATACCATCAATTGATGACTTCAACATCCATTCTGTAACTTTTCTACCTTCTGGAGTTTTATCTCTTCCAAAGTTAATTGAAGTAAAAGGTACTTGGCTTCCAGCTCTTGATTCTAATGTATTCAGATTATGATATAATCCTTGAGATGCTTGTAATCCTTCCTTATCTGTTTTTTCTAAGGCATATTTAAATGATTTTTTAAAGTTTTGTTCTAATTCTAAATTAGATAATTGTACATCATTTGTTTCTATTATATTATCAATCTCATATTGTTCTAATTCGTCTATATATTTAAGTCCATCCTTAAAGTGCTTTATAAATGATTTCTTAACAAATGGTTTTAAATCATAATCAATGTGAGCAGATCCACAACCTCCAAATTGCACTTGACTTTGTACCTGGAAAGCTACTGCAACTAGTTGACAAGCCGTACTATATGAACTTGCAGGTCTTACATCTCCATTCCTAGTTTCAAATCCATTATTCAAAACTCTCTCCATGTCTAAAAACAAACAATTATGCATTCCTATGTCATAAGAATCTAAATCATGTTGATAAACCCTATTTTCTTTATGAGCTAATGCCGTTTCTGGTCTCATCATTTCTAATCCTATTTTCTTATGAATTACTCCAGCACTTTCAAATTTTCTTCCACCAAAAGAATGTTCATCTACATTTGCATTAGCATTTTGAACATCTGAACAGGCAACTATTTTTTTTATCTTTGTATTTATTTCATTATTAATTTCTCTCATTCTAGTTCTTTCACTTCTATAAGATATATATTGTTTAGCTACATCTTTACGATTGGACTTCATGAGTTTTTGTTCAACTAAATCTTGAATATCTTCTACAGATAAGTTTTCTTTATTTATTTTAGATATAGACTCTGAAATTTTATTAGCTAAGTCTACATCTATTCCTTTCTTAGTTTCATTCATAGATTTTACTATTGCTTCAACAATTTTACCCTTTTGAAACCCTATCTCTCTACCATCTCTTTTAACTATTTGCATAAATACCTCCGTCATATTTTATTTTTAGTTCTCTATATTTTCAAATTGACATTCGAGTTCATCATAACAGTCTCCAAATCCAAAGTTTACTATTTTGATTCCATCAAATTTATTTAATACTAATTCATTTGTATAAGCTGATTTATAATATTCCAGTTTAGCATCAAAATTCTCACTTGGATTAATAATTGTTTCCAATCCTTCAGAACCTCTTGTTTCTATTTGTATTCCAACATATAGAGAATTCATAAACCTCGCATCTCTAAAACATTGTTCTAAATCTTTCATTGTTAACATAATATTACCTCCTCTCAATTTCTCTTACAAAATTTATTCCTTCAATTTCTACTTCATCCATATATTCTGATGGATTATCTCTTACCTCTTGTTTAGCCTTGCTAACAGCATCTTCATAGTTTTCTGCTTCTACCTCTAAACTTGCACCAAATCCTATTGCCATTTCAACAACGAATCTTTTCATAATATAAACCCTCCTTAATTATTATTTGGTATTATTTGTGGCGATGAAAATATTGCACTCTCATCTCCCATTTTACAAAGACAAGCTTGACCTATCCCGCCTCTAATTTTGTGGCTATATAAAATAACATATTCACAATGTTCTTCAAATCCAACGATTCCGACTATAGTTCCTTCCTCTCCCTTTAATCCACATTTATCTGTGAATATAATTTTTTCTCCGATTTGATAGTCACTTTCAATTTCATAAGTGTATCTAGAATTTATTTTAATCAGTCTCATACATGACCTCCTAAAATTATTATTTAATCATCATATAAAAGTTAAATTTTATTGGATATTTATCCTCCTTTCCTTATGATTAACTCCTTGTGTATATCTTACCAAATTATTATTTAGTTGTCAAGAGTTATATAACTTTTATTTCTTGTTTCCCACTATTATTCCATACAAAGAATGCATAAGATGTAGCATCTGTACCATGACCAGTAAATGATGGTCTTTGACTTAGAACATATAATCCGTTAACAGGATGTTTCTGCCAGAAATCATATCTCTTTTTACTTTCTAAAAATGCAGTTCTGAGCAACATAATTATTTCTGTATTCTCATCACCTATTTCAAAACAATGTTCTATAAATTCCATTGCTAAACTATAAGGTGGATTACCTATGATGGTTCCGTATTTTTTATTAGTCTTGAATTTTAGGAAATCTGTTATTATGACATTATCACTATATTCTTTAAGATTTTCAGATTCTTCTTCTCTTAATTCTAGCGAAGTAATAAACACTTTATCTCCTTCTCTTTCTTTTATCACCTTAGTAAAGTTACCATTACCTGCGGATGGCTCTAGTATTTCACCATCTTTTATTTTATAATGATTTAATAAATTATGAATCACTTTTTCTGGTGTAGCGTAAAAATCTGCTGTTGCTCGAACTGTTCCTCTATTTGTTGCTGACACAATATCACTCCTCTGTTATTATTAATTCTTATAAAAAGGTTATTTTAAATTATTACTGTTTTAGTACAAATAATCTTCATATTTATCTGAAATTTCACCTTGTAATTTATTTAAATAACTTATTTGTTCCGAATGCCTTTCTTCCCATCCTGCATTGTTAATGCTATTTTGTAATTCTGTTACTTTTAAATAAAATTCAGAATTTTCCTCTCCTCTAGTATCATTTTCTAAATTCTTGCAAAACTTTACAAGAGTTATATATAAATCATATTTATTATTTTTAGTTTGAAATATTTCAAATAATTGTTTCTCAATATCCATATTTTTATTACCTCCTATAAATTATTATCTGAAGAATTCTAAATTCTGCTCCAAATTTCTTGTATCCTGAATAATTACTTGTTTAGTTTTAACTCCACGAAAATTACCTAAAGTTAACGTTCCAAATATATCCATTCGATTGTATATCCCTTTTGTATATTTTAAATCTTCATGTAGCTGAGAATTCCATTTTATGCACTCTAAATCCTCCGCATCGAATTTCGTATGTTGACCAGCTTTCATATTGCTCACATTTTGAGGCTCTACACCCTCTATATAAACTGTTATAGGCTTGAAGTCTTTCCCTGTTAATCTATTAACCTTTTCCATTTGTTTAATTAACTCTGTAGTTATTTCTTCTGGTTCGAGTTGAATATCAATATCCTCTTCTGTTTTAAATTCTACATCTTTTAGAACTTCATTCAACTTTTCTAATAGAGGCTGAAGACTGTCAACTTGAATAAATACTCCTGCTGCACTTTCGTGACCATAGGCCTTTCCTAAACCTGAATTGTTGATGAGAGATTTAAAGTTATCAATTCCAACAGCCCTTATTGAGCCGGTTAACTTTGAAGCTCCAACTATAGGAGTTTTTAATATTATTGCAGGTTTGCCATATGCTTCACAAAGCTTACTACCAATTAACCCAGTTAGCTCACCTACATTTACAAAACCATATACTACTTTATTGTTTACATAATCTTGTTTTTCTATTTGTTCAGTAAGACTTTTAGTAGCTATATCAACTAGAATTTTCTGTTCCTCTTTTATTTCCACCAATTGATTATATAATTTCTTGGCTTTTTTCTTATCATCCTCCATCATAAAATCAATTACTAGCTGATTTTTAGATAACCTTGCCGAGCTATTGATTAATGGTGCAATTGAGAATAACACACTCTGAGAGTTAAAATCGTAGGATCCCAATATAATCTTGATTGCTGTATTTTTTAAGTTTTTCATGCCTAAGCTGACAAGGAGTCTGTTTTCCATATATTTTTCTCCTATACTTGATACATCTGCTAATATTCCTATCGCTGCAAGATCAATATAATCAAGAGCATAATTTGTACCCAAAGCATTATCTAATGCTAAACAAGCCTTCCACGTAACCCCTGAGCCACTTAATTGACTATTAGGATATAAATACTGGCTACTTACTGTACAAACATTAGGATTTATAGGTTCTGGATGATGGTCATATATAATTACTGTTACTCCATTAGATTGAAGATAATTTTGTTGCTCATGATCTCCTGTAGAAGAATCTACTATTATAAGAATATCTGTTATCTCAATTACTTTATCTAAGTCTATACATTTCAAACCATGTTTTTTACCAAGCCCGAAAACATATTCTACTTTATCAGTAAAGTTCGCTAAATATTTTCTCATAATTGTACCACTTGCAATTCCATCAACATCGGCAGCGTCATAAAATATTGTAAATCTTTTATTATCTTTTATACCTTCAGTTATTATTTCCACTGATTTATCCATGTTTATTAATTTATCAATAGGTATTAAATCTGAGGGGATAGGATTTAGAAAATGTTTAATATCTAATATTCCACGTGCAGTCAAAATATTTTCAATCATGTTTTCGCTTGATGGACATTTATTAATTATATTCCATTGCTTTTTCAAATAGTCACCTCCTGTAAATTATTGTTCAGTTGTTCTTTTTCTTTAAGTGCATATTCACCATGATATTTCTCTTCAAGATATATTCTATGAACTATTGCATCTTCTCTATTTTTAAAAGCCTTTTGTACACATTTACCATCTATTGTTATAGACGCTTTCCAAGGTTTATGATTACCTGTAAATCGTACTCCTTTTATTCCAGTTGTATTATGAATTGAAAGAACTTTATTCATTTGGTTTTGAGAACGAGTAATTGACCTTAATTCATTTTTCCTATTATCATGATGTACATGGTATATATGATCAACATCCTCATTTTCTTTAGGACTCATTATTAACCTATGCATCCATATAGTTTTATTGTTACTATTTGTAATAACATATCCATCCTTATCATAACACCAACAATATTCTTTAATTTTATTGAAGTCTTCTAAGTCAAATAAAAATGGTTCATCTTTAAAGGTATGCCCTATTCCACAATCTCCATTTAAATTATAAGAATTATATTTTTTATGTGCCTTATATATCTGTTCTTTAGCAAAACAACCACACGATGCTGTATTTCCACTTTGTAAACTACCACTAGAAGCAGTAGCAAAGTTTGGATTATCTAAATTACAATCACATTGACAATACCACTGAGCAACCCTTTTTCCAGAAGGCAAGAAATAATAATCTGTTTGATATAGAACAGTCAATCTACCAAATTTCATCCCAATTAAACTTTTCCTATCTATATCTCCTTTCTCTTTTTTTAAACACCCACAACTCTTAGTTTTGTTTGAAGTTAAACTATCTTTAAGGATATCTTTTTCTTTGCCACAATCGCATTCACAATGTAACATAGTCGGTTTACTTCCATTTGTAGCTATATAACCTTCTACTTTATTTATGACCGTTAATTTACCAAACCTTTGTCCTGTCAAATCATCTTTAACTTTCCCCATTATTTCTTTTTTACCTCCTCATCCTTAAGATATGTATTTTCATACCATGTAGCACATTCCTTTGAGCAGAAATATCTGCCTTTATCCATAACCATATCTGTTTTCTTTCCCCTATGAGAACACATTTCACAATAACTTCCTTTAGCTGGCATATATCTACATCTCCTTAATTATTATTCAATTGTTATTTTAATAACGCTTCAATTTCACTAATTTCAAGTTCTACTTTTTTATCATTGGAAAGTAAATAATCTAGCTTATCTTCCATAGTTTTAAGTTTTCTTTCTTCATCTTTGCGAGAAACTACATCTAGTTTTGCTTTAATATCACTGATCCAATCCTGTACATTAAAACCACTTATAATATACTCCTCTAGCAATCTTAATTCCTTTGCAGAAATCATATAAGAGTTTAATTTAACCATGAGGGAGATAAGTTGTTCTTTTATTAATACATTAATATTGTATCTTACTCCATCAACCTCAATTGAGCAGTTTGTAATAGGAGAGAACTTTTTAACACCGTCTAATTGTTTCCTCTTGTTTATAATTTGTGTTTTTAAAGTCATGATTTTTGAATCGTTTGATGTATTATTCATACTATTTACCCTCCTTATATAATTTACCATTTTGTAAATATTCATCTTTATACATTGGTTGTATTGTATTATATATTGTCTCAATATCTCCTTCTGTTCGTTCTGAATTATAATTACTTCTCTCTTCATAATAATACATATTTTCTTTGTTATATACTTTGCTTATATGTCTATCTTTTTTCTGAGAGTCATAACAATAAAGTCCATTACTTCTATTAACTTTTTCAAAGTATTCTTCAAATGTATACGGAGTATATACGTCTTTACTCTCATCATATGGAGAATAATCTCTAGTACATTCTATTTTATCAAACAATTCTGCATAGTTTTCTACACATTCTTCTGAAATTACTTCAATAAATTTATCTCCTAAACTTTTGATTTTTAGTGTTGAAAGATATATTTCTTCACTATAGGTATTTTTACATTCTCTAGCAAAATAATGATGCTTGCCCTTATTAACATTGCTATAAACACTTTTATATTGTTGACTACTGTAGCCATAAAAATTTCTCGCTGACTCTATTGGAACTCTATCGTACTTGATATTCCAATAATCAAATCTACCCATGTAAATCCATTCTTCATTTTGTTTAGTTTTATAGGTAGCTCCTAATATTAATTCTTTGGCTTTAACATGTAAATTAGTTTGGAGCATCTTACTAAATTTAGAAATTTCAATATAGTCTGGAGATTCAACTGGAATTAATAATAAGTCCTTTCCATCCCACCCATATATGAAGTCACCCTCTAATCCTTTGCCTTTTATTGATGAAGCATTTTCAAGAATATATAATAAATTTTCTATAGTTATTTCAAACTCAAAATCTCTAGAATCATAAACTCTTACATAAGCTTGACGATGATTCCAATTAGATGAATAATCCCCTACTTTTTTATTAAGAACGAATCCGCTGGTTGGCACATTTTCAAATATAATATTGTCAATTTTTTCATCTCTCCAACTGTTCCATGAATTTTCTTTTCTAAGTATCCCCTTATTATCATAATAAATAATATAAGCCAATTTCTTAGTATATGTGTCGGTTCTACTTTGAAATCCCACATTAATTTTCTTAGGTATAAAAATGTTGCTGCTACTCATAATTTATCTCCTTATTTATATTATTTTTAATCTGTCATTTCAATTTTATAATAATACATAGCATTATATAGATTTTTTGGTATTTTATTTTTGTATATATCTGCAATAGATTTAATCAATTGTTCTTTGTATATTTTATAAGGCATGAATGCTTCTTCTGGAGTACTAAATGATCCTAAATAAACCGAAACATTCTTTTCATAATTACATCTTGATCTATAGTTATTATTTTTCTTTATAAAATCAACTCCAATAGGAAACTTACCTCGCTCATTTTGTCTTTTAGTAAACAACACATTTATTCTATTAGGCACATAAATGCATGTCTCTGGCGAGTAAATTTTATTACCTTTGAATAAGATATCTTTGTCTAAGCACATCTTTTCCTCTTCAATTTCATAATAATTGTTATCATACCACTTTTTAAAAGTAGAGTAGGTTAACCATTTATTGCATACTTTACACTCTGCGTAAGTTGGTCTTTTAATTGAATGTTTTTTGTTATAGCATCTATCTATCATTCCTATCCAATTATGGTAACTATCTAATTGCTTTCCTTTTTCATCAACTGTAAGTGTTAATCCTACTATCCCTATACCAAAAACAGAAGGTGAAAAATGGCTTTTAATCATACCTTTTTTGAAATCTCCATATTCACAGTTGATTTGTTCTCCGGTTCCCTCAAATTTGATCATAATATCAGTGGCTTTATTGTATTTAATTATTGTTGCAACTTCGCCACAATTCATTTTTTTTGATTCTCCTAATCTTGAATTTTTAATAATATTATCTCCTTTCTTATCTTAAAATGAATGTTTTAACTGAATTTCTAAATTATTATTTAATTGTCAAATAAGTTCTTAAATATTTCTTTCAAAACATTTGTTACAATAGAATTTCCTGCTTGTTTATATAATTGACTATCTGAAATCCCAACATCTTTTGCTTTCTGAAAGTCTTCATTTGTAAATCCCATAAGTTTCCAACATTCAAGTGGTATTAACCTTCTAACTTTATAATCAATTAGATACTGTCCAGCTTTATCATTTAAATTTCCTCCGCCACCCATAAGAGTTCTTGCGATACCTTCTGGGGAATATACTCTATTGCATGATTCATGATATCCTGGTTGTTCCAAATTCCCAAGCTGAACACATTTGTTTTCTAATAACAAATTATCTTTTTGGACAGTGGTTAAAGTGTTAGTTATATCATCTTTTCTAGGCTCAAATTGTTGCTCTATTTTGCCATCAATATATCTTCCTCTTGAAGCAATTATTTTAGGTTCAGTTTGACTCCCTTCATTTATTAATCTTGGTTCCTTATAATCCCTTGCACTTAGAGTAGGCGAATAATCTGTGTATTCCCTTGGATGTCCCTCTCTTTTAGATTGACACATATCTAGCATTAAATTATTTTTATCTTTTAATTGACTAATTAATTTATCAGTTTTCTCTTGAGATATATAATATTTAGGTTCTATATTATTTTCTAAGAAATCTTTTAATCTTAATCCATTATCGAATGCTTTAGGGAATTCAAACTTACCAGTATCAACATCTTCTCTAATAGAAATTATAAATACTCTTTCTCTATTTTGAGGGATACCAAAATCTTTAGCATTGAGAACTTTCCAATAATTATTATAGCCTAATCCTTTTATATCTTCTAACATAGACTCAAACTGTTCTTTAAATTTCTTTCCTACTAAATTCTTTACATTTTCAATTATAGAATATTTTGGCATAGTTTCTCTGAGTATTCTAAGTCCTTCATAATATAATCCTGATCTAGTTACATTTCCTTCTTCATCTATGAATCCTTTAACAAGTCCAGCTACCGAAATATCTGTACAAGGAAACCCCCATACCATAAGATCTGCGTATTCTAGTTCTTTACCATCAACTTTTGTTACATCTCCCAAATTCTTGCTTTCTAATTCATTATGTACTGCACAATAACTCTTAACTGCATATTTATCAAACTCACAGAAATCAACTAGTTCATAAGGAATTTTAGCATCCCTTAATGCAATTTCTGGAGCACCAATTCCACTAAATAATGTACGTACTCTTAATTTTTTTATAACAAAAACCTCCTCTAATTTAATTATTATTTAGTTGTTACATTCATCTTATAAAATTTTCCTTTTATAACATTGACTATGGGGATATAAGCCAGTTTCAACTTTTAATAATTTAGCTAAATCTAGCCTATAAATTATTGTTTAATTGTAATAAATATTAATATAAAATTGACCTTTTAAAATACATCCTTTGGTTGAAGTGTGACGTAATTATTTTAAGTTCTCTTCCTCTATTTGATATTTAGATTTACTTGTTAATTCTTTCCCACACATTGGACAAAATTTAATATCTACTGTCACATTATCACAAACACCCGCATATCCTGGTATATCAATCTCGGAACATAATTCACGTTCACCGTAATCATTATAAATTCTAACTTCCCACCAAGTTCCTTTATAAAGTAATTCTCCGCCCTCACAATATTTACACATTTTTATCACTCCCTTTAGTTACACATTTTTTTCATATTATTCATCTATTAAAATGGCTCTTTTAACAGATTTAGAATGGGGCTATGAGTAGGTTTCAAGTTCTGATATTTCTTTCATTTTAACCCCAAAATTATTTGTTAATTACTTTCGACTATTTAATAAAATTTCTAGAAGTCTTTTATCTTCTGTGCCCATATTATTAAATTTTTCAATAACTGAGATAAGATTTTCAACTTTATAAGTAGAAACACTATCAAATTCTTTATTAATACTCTTCATAGTTTCAATTACAGGTGATAACGTACTTTTTATTTTCTGTGCTTGTTTTGCAATCTTGTCACTACAATTAAAATCTTCCCAAATCTTTTCAAGTTGAAGCGACTGTTCATTATAAACTTTTTCAAGTTCAGTTTTATACTTTATTCCGATACCTTTAAAGAGAAGTACATCCTCCTCAAGAGCTTCTATCTGACATTTTACGTCAATCTTTCTATCCTCTATAGCTCTTAGAAACACTTTCGTTTGTTCTTCCTCAGAACCTGCTTTATCCCATACTTCTTTTAATTCTGTTGATACCCAAATTAATTCTTTACCATCCATTAACATATCCTCCTTAAAGTTATTATTTAGTTGTTATTTATTAATTCTAATTGATCTTTACTGAATAAATATACATTGTTTTTGTCTAAACTATACATTTTATTACCATTATCATCCGGTATAATATTTTGTATTACTCCAAGATATTCACCATCTGTAACTTTAACAAAATTTCCTACTTCAAAATCTATTACTTCCTCTACCATAGCATTATTCCAGCTCCAATCTCCATCGTCAATATCTAATTTATATTTATCATTTTCAATTTCTACTACATTTGCTTCCATGCCACAATACTTCTCCATATCTGGGTTGAAATATACTCCATTCATTCCATTGTAATACCGGCCTTCTACTAAACCCTCTTTAACTTTTAAACTTGATCCGATTTGAAATTTCATATAATATCCTCCTCTGGATTATTATTAATCTCTTTCCTATATTCTACCAAGTTATTGTTTAGTTGTCAATAGTCTACTGAAAGTATTTTACATTTATTTTATTATATATCCTGTAGTTTTTACAATTCCCATTTTCTCTAATTGATGTTGAGTTGCGCCTTTTACAAATACATCTAGCTTCATATATTGCTTACCATCTTTCCAGACATGTTTAATGGCTCCTCCTCTGTCCTCTACGGTAACAACTCCTATCCCTTTGACATTTATCTTAGTCTTAAAAGGAATGTTCTTGGGAGCTGCTACGTATGTTCCTCCTCTACTCAAAGTTAGGTTCTTACCACTAGCAGAGATTCCTTTGGTATTGCCACAATTCTCAATGGAGTTTGTGTAATAGGAAATTATGATATTAATTAATTGTGGAGCTTTCTTGACTACTGTTGGTTTCTTTTTTACTACTGGTTTCTTTTTAACTATTACAACTCTAGGTTTAACTTCTACCTTTTTCTCTATTATTTCAGTTTCTATAGCTGGCTTATGTTCTTCTTGGATTATTATAGTTGGATTATTATAGAGCAAAATAAATGCTATCATCATTGATATAAGAAATTTAATCATTTATCCACGCTCCTTAGTTATTATTTAATCCTCATTAAATTCATATGTTATAACTTTATATTTATTTAACCAAAACTCAAAAACATCTTCTACATCCATATATATTTTCTTCCCGGTATCAAGATTAATCTCTCCTGTTGGAGTCTGACGATTTTTCTTATCTACTTTTGTTAGGCAAAGAAAATCTCCCAATACAAATTCATCTTTAGAAAACTTGCTACTCCACATTTTTAAGTCTATAAGCTTACCGTCTTTGATTCTGTAGAGTTTCATATTTGTAATAGACTTCAAAACTTCTAACTCTGAAACAAAGAATACTTTATCTGAATAGGAAGGATCAACATGAGTTATTATTCCAAGTATTTCCTTTTGATTTTTAATAGTTTCTTGAAGAGTTAAAGGAGTATCTTTTACTTTAGATATAATATCCTTAAGCAAATCATCGGTTCTTAATTTCGTTACCTTTTTAGCAGTTTCATTTCCGTATGTCAATACATCTTCTAAAGATAGTCCTAATTCTACTACTTTTGTTTTAAATATTTCCTTAGTATCTTTTAAAGTATCATACCAATTCATAACTTCTAAAAGATAATTTATTCCTCCAAACTTCTTGAAGTAGTTTAGTTTAATAAGTTTGCTTACTACTGTACGATTTATCTTTCCACCTTTTAAATCATCTAGGAATACAGTAAAATCAGTGTAATTAGATAATCCCATTTCATATAGCTTAGTAGAAACCCCTTCTCCAAATCCTTTTATACTAGATAAATTAGGATATATTATTTTGTTTTCCTCATCCACATTTACTTTTCTATTATCTTTTTCAAATTCATAATCTCCTAATCTATATCCAAAGTGAATCATAGATTCTTTGATAAGAGCATCTATCTTATCTTTCTTGTTCTTAGCCTGATAGTGATTAATTGATACTTCATAGAATTTTGCTGTATGATGAGCCTTAAACCAAGCTTCATAAGCACTATCTCCTCCCATTGACAAAGCATGGGGTGCATTAAATGAATATCGGGCAGAATCATTAAATACTTGCCAAACCTTTTCAAAGTTGTCTAAATTACCTATAATTTTCAACCAATTTTCTTTTAGTGTATTCTCTAATTTTTCAAGCTTTTCTCCTTTTAGTTTCTTTTTACTTATAGCTTTTATTACACTATATGCGTCTGTCATAGGAACTCCTAAGAACGCAAGTATCTTCATTAAATTTTCTTGATACAGCATTTGATGAAAGGTATCTTCTAAAAGAGTATCTATTACTGGTTCTCCAGTAGAATAAGGTTCTCTCGCTAGGAAATTTCCAAGAAGAGATTTGAAACCTGGACGAATTCCGGCAATTAGTGCTGAGCTCTCCGCTAAATTTTGTGGTTTATATTGCATTACTTTCTTAGTTGTAGATTCTTTTTCGCATTGATTTATACAACAAGTTATTCCATTTGCATAAATATCCCAAGTAGGTTTATCTCCTTTTATCATTTCTCTAAGTTCGTCAAAGCTAGGAACTTCTCTGCCAATACTTTTAAATAATTCATAAACCAAATGAACACTGTCTACTATAAGAAAATCATTTTTTACATATCCAAATTCGTCAAGATAAGCTCCATCAATATTAGCACATAATACAAACTTACCTGTTGTTTCAGATGTAGTCCTTATTAATCCTACCTTACGGCGGATGTCACCTTCGAGCAATAAATATCCACAAGGATGAGCTTTAGCATTAATAGTAATTCCTTGATATTCTAAACTCTGTTCATATAAAGACATATACTCTTCTGGAATGAAATCTTCTACTAGAATAAATTCTCTATCTATTTCTTCTGCATATTTCATTTTCTCATCATATTTTGATATAAACTTAGATATTTCATTTGCATCTTCAGGAGCTACGTCATTTGCTCCAGCATATAGTTGCCATGCTGCTTTCTTCTTGAGCTTTTCTATAGAAACCAAAGGATAACAACTATGTTCACCAAGTAAATCTCTGGTAGCTTGAATAAATGGTTCCTGTTTTGCGATATTCATATCTATATCTGGCATTTGTCCACTCATAACTCTTTCTTTTGTTAAAAATCTTTCTGGATATATAGGTATTTCTGAATTAAATCTATCAATTGTAGTAAATCCTAAGAGTTTATTGACTATAAATGAAGCAGAACTTCCTCTGGATGTAGTAGTTAATATCCCTTCATAATCATTTACTGCTTTCTGAATAATTTTATCATTCAATAAGAAATAATCTACAACTCCACTATCTACAATTTGTTCAACTTCATATATAATTCCTTTTACTTTTTCAGGAGTTTTAAGTTTTTCAAGCTTATATCTCTCATTTATTATCTTTTTGAATATTATTGCTCTTTCTGCATAGGTGGTTCCTGGATATATACAAGGTATTTTAAAGCTCTTATCAAAAGAAGTTTCTTCACATTCATTAATAAAAACATTCGTGTTCATCATAGCTGTTAGAATTTCTGTATTATTTAAAATTCCTTGTTCCTTAAACCTTTTAAATATCTCTTTTCCATTAGGATAATCAAGATACCAACCTTCTTCTTCTGCATAAGTTACACCCTTATATTTAAGAATTTGATCTCTTTTAATACTATTTTCTTGATTGGTAAAGTGACTATCTAAACCACATATCAATTGAATATTATTTTCTTTTGCTATTCTTGATATTTTCTGATTTAATTCCTTCTGAGGAAGAGTATTATGAGTTTGTACCTCCAAGAAGAAATTACCTCCAAAGTGTTTATGAATCTTTAGCCACATTTCTTCAGCATCTTCATATTTCCAACCTGCAATACACGCACTCGATACATAAATATTATTTTTAGGAATATTTAAAAGTAATTCTAAATCTAATCTAGGTTTATAATAATATCCTTCCTCATTTGCAAGGGATAAAGCAAAATTTATATCTTCTTGTCCTTCCTGATTCCTTGCAACTAAGACGATATGACAATTAGCTCTGTCTTTATGAGTTTTAATCTCTCCTGTTTTTGCATCTACTTTGTATTTTCCTGTTTCCTTATCAATTTCAGGATATTCTTTTACTCTATCTTTTACCCAATATGCCTCTGTCGAATGTCTGTATTTCAAACCATTCTCTTGAGCCACCTTATATGTAAGAAATACATTGCCTTGACTACCATGCTCACCACTAAAAAGGCACTTTCCTGAATACAAGACTGTATTTTTCGCATAGTTTTCAATAGACTCCGCACTATCCGGTGAAAAAACATTACTATAATCTGTATGTTTGTGATAATTTTCCACAAATAAATTTTCTAAGTATTCTTCTGCTGTATATGGAAACTTAAATTTCAATGTTGGCATTATTCTATTTATTAAATCTAAGATACTAACACCTCCTTAACTTTTTCTGTAACTAATCTCAAGAATATATCTTTATTAAAATCTGTAGGTGATGCCTTTGAGTCCTTTGGCAATAGTTCATTATTTTCATCATAGACGTATCCTATTTTTATATTATGATACTTCAAAAACTGTTGCGTTAACTTAACGTTCTTAATATTTATTTCCTCTGGAAGTCCTTCATCCATGCAGTATATTATTTCTTTAGGATTAAGAGATATTATTCTTTTAATTTGTCCTGAAGATATTTCACTTCTTCCTATTGCTAAACAAGTATTTATACCTACCGAGTCCAAAAAAAGTACGAATTTTTCACTTTCTCCGAGATATAAAACATCACAATCTACAAGGTATTTATAATTACTTGAATATCCATACAAAGCATTTAATTTAGGAAAAGGTATTACTGGCATCCACCTAGGTATTTCTTCCTCATTACCTGCATACCTACCCATAATTCCTATTAATTCTCCTTGTAAATTTCTCCAAGGAATTGTTATTCTCTGTGTAAATGGATCTAACCCTATCTGAAATTTCCTTTGTGTCTCAAAGCTTATGCCATCTCTTAGAAATCTCATATTAAGTTTATTAGAATAAGGAATTAAAGTATCTTCCGGAAGAATTATATCTTTATTTTCATCCGGAGAATTTCTCTTTATCTTACGGTAGGCTCCTCCAAATACATTATTTGTTGGCTTTTCTGAGAAAGTAAAAGAATCTATTCCAAGTTCTTGTTTAATTATATTTAGAACATCTACCAATTCTATTTGCCTTTTCTTCATAAGAAATGAGAATATATCACCTTTCTCACCATATTTATAGTCCTTACATGATATGCTATCATTAAGTTTAATATGGATAGAAGCTCCTGTTCCTTTTTCTGAGTTGCAGCACATGATTTCTTGTTTATATTTATGAACTTTATAAAACCCAAGAGTTACGAGTATATTTTCTATATGTTCTGGATTAGATAATAAAAGTTCCTTAATTTCTTTCATTTATATTCACCTAACTTTTTGAGATTATTAGCAAACTAAATTATTGTTTAATTGTTTCTCTTGAGCAATTCCATATTCTTCAAATAAATTTCTTTGTGGTGCAAATTCTTTTCCAAAGTATTTTATTTCTGCTTTAAGTCTTTCTGTTATAGCAATATCTATATCACTAAATCTTCCTATGAAAACAACTTTTTGATTTATTTTAATTGCAGTATACCACTTATTATTCTTTTTATCCCATGAAACTCCAACAAATCCAGTGCTATTGTTACTTTGTAATCCTTTATTCATGCCATTTTTACTAGATGTTGCAAATCTTAGATTCATTTTTCTGTTATCATTTCGTTTTCTATCAATATGATCCACCTTAATAGGATTATCTTTATTTAGTTTCATAACTAATCTATGCATTCTAGTCATTATCTTTTTATATTTTTCAACTACGTACCCATCTTTGCCAATATACCACGTAAAATTTTTAATTTTATTATAATCTTCTATATCAAAATAAAATTCAGTTCCTTTTGAGGTATATCCTATCCCATATTCACCACTTAAATTATATTCATTAAGTTTTTTACTCATATATTCTCCTTTCTTTAACCTATTCGCCCATGCTTGGGCATGCAATATGCAGACTCTACAAAGGTTCCATTATTCCCATTGAACTTCCATAACATACAAACTCCGGTATCATTAGAACTTACTCCATTTCTTGTTTTCTCAAAGAATATAGTCCTATATACTCCTGTCGGATCTGGAGTATAATCTTCTTGAATCCATTTCCCATTAATTTGTTTTCTTCTGAATGGTTTACAATAAAACTTTTTATTCGTGGAGTCTAATTCTTCTAGGAACGTAGGCCTCATCATAGTTAGACTTTCTAATATTTCCTTTACTTGTTTGCTTTGAGATAATACTCCAGCATTTAAAAATAATGTTCCTACCATTCCTTCAGCTAACTGCATACTTGCAAGACCAAGTAATTTATACTTCTTACATAAAATATCTAAAGTTCTTGAATCTTTTATTAATTTTAAATGATTATTATCACCATTTCCACCATCTAATTCAACTTTAAAAGTATCGTACAAGAATGTATCAAATCCATCATTAAGCGCATATTTTCTTACCTTCTTTTTTACTACTGACATATCTGCGTCAGTAATTCTAACAAATTTAAAACTACTTTGATATTTCTCATTCCATAGTATTTGAGCCTTTTTAATCATAATTTTATCTTCTTGAGTTAGTTCACTCTTATTCTTTATTTTTTTCTTTGTTACTTTAAAATACTTAAAATACTTTGAAAGTAGCCATGTCAGAAATTGCATTTTAAATACGCTTGATTTTTGTTCATTTGATATAATTATTATTTTCCTTCCTCTATATTGCAATCCCATCATGATTGTAGTCCATGCTGTGGTTTTACCACTTGAACTGAATCCTGATAACATATTTAATGTTTCATCCATTAATCCACCTATTTCATTGCTCATATAAGGGAAACATTTAATGTCTTCTCCATTAATGTCTTTTCCACAGATATCGAATGGGACACCACTTTCTAGTCCTTGTTGCAACCCCTCTAAGTATTCGTCTGTTATCTCTAAATTACCTTCTTCAATAACCTTAGTGCTATTGCTTGTAGAAAATTCATTGATTTTACTTTCGTACCATTCCACGACACTCTCACTATCCATTTTTCTAAACAACTTATAAGGAATTATTTCTTTTCCACTATCTTGAATAGGTTTTAATAAATTCATTCCTAGATCATGTAATTTTAACATTACATTTTCTCTATCTAGAGTATCTAAATAGCTCTCAGCATTCTTGTCATTCACAACATCTACAATATCCTGAATAGACTGCCACCCACCTCTTTTTTCATATCCATTAGTAATTACATCTCCACATTCTGAGAAGATTGTAACATCGTCTATAACGTTAAACCCTTTCTTACGGACATTACTGGCTATTTCAAAGTAAAACTTGCCATCCTGAGTAATGAAGTCAGTAGATTTTAAACTTATTTCATCAAGTGTTAAAATATCCTTAAAAATGATTGCTATACAATTACCCTCATGCATTGCTCTATTCTCTAATAACTCCTTTGGATACCTTTCTTCAACTCCTGTAATAAAAATATCACTCAAATTTATTCCCCCTCATATTCGTCTATATATTGGCTTAAACTTTTCTTTCTATCTCTCCTTTTATAATTAACTTCAGTTGTTTCTGCTTCTATGAATCTTTCTATTTTTGTCTCAACTACATAATCTCCAATATTATTTTTTAAAATAGTTGTGAAATATTTTATCTTTCCGTATTCTGAACTAAAAGATTTTGACATAAATCCATTTATTTTTTCAATATTATCCGTAAGATATCCCAGTATTTTTACATATGTATGAATATTGGCTATTTCAGTTATTTCTTTAAATAAAATTGTATTTGTCGTACTTCCTAATATTTCTGTACATAATTCAAATACTTCTAGTTTTGCTTTTCTTGCTACAATTTCATCTAAATATTCTTTTTCATTACAGTAATAATGATTTTTACCGTTAATAATTACCTTATAGGAAATATCTCTATCATTCTTTTTCTTACATGCTCTACAAATTACTAACATTTACTCACCTCTTTTTAAATAAATAAAGGGGAAATTAATCCCCTATTCAATTATTGAATATATTCCAATACTTTTACAAACATCTCTGTTGGTGCAGCAGGATCTAATTTACTTGCTCCATATTCTGTAAATATATCTTTTACTCCTGGCATTTTAGATTGATCTTTTTTAGCTCCCAAAGCTTTTAATATTACTGTTATTTCTTTTAGTAATTCTTTGTTTTTAGCAGAATCTACGGTCATATCCTTTGTTGGTATTTCAGCCTCTGATCCTATTAAATCATTTGTAGTTGTTTCAACAATAGGTTCCTTAGTAGCTACAGATTCCTTTTTAGGAGTTTCTATTTTATCTACTGGATTTTTGTAGAATGCTACTTGTTTTTCTATTGCAACTTCAATTCCTTTTATAATATCGTCAGAGGTAAAATCTACTTTTGCTTCAATAAATTTAAGATGAGATTTATTATCTATTGAATGTTCTTCATCTCTAAAAGCAATTACTCTCTTTTCACTTTCAATCCTACCCACTTGCTTGTTTTTCTTGGAGAAAGCATCTTCTACAGTTTTTACATCATTCATTACCCTTTCAACATAAGCACATCCAACAATAGATACTCTATCTTTAATTGCATTATAGTATTTAGAGTCTAAATCTGATGTTGTTACCTCATATTCTATATCTGTTTGAATATCCTTAATGCTCTTTTTCTTTGTGTGTCCAATAAAGAAAGGACAAATTCCAACATTTCTTAGAGGGAACACAGCTCTTACAACTAAATCAACTACCATATTTTCTCCAGCTTGAAATCCACCATATGCTCCTTTTATACTTCCCACTTTTTTAGTAGGATTAGCATTGTTATATTTATCTACAATGAAAGCTTCAGCTAATCTGAATATCTCGTTTGTAGTATCAAATGCCACCATTCTTAAGTTTGGATAATCTTCTTTCTTATACTTAATAAGTAGTTTGAGTATTTCAGCGAAATCTGCCCAATCCTTAGCAACTTCATTTAATACATTTCCCATATGTTCAGGTTTAGGCTCCTCTCCTATGGTAAGGAGAAGAACACCATCTCCTCCATATAATTTTTGCCCTATCTCTACTGCTGTGGTAGTTTTACCTATACCTGCTGTACCGTTAAGCATATAACTATAATCTGCAAAATCTGTAGCCACCTTAGTTACTGAACCTATTTTTCTTCTTTCTGCCATTAATAAATACCTTCTTTCATAATTATTATTTAATTGTCGTTTAGTTTATAATTTTTTTAATATAGACCTTCAAATATATCTCCGGAACCATCTTCATCATCTTTCTTTTCTGCTGGCTTAGGATCTTCTTTTAATTCAATAGCTTTTACAATGAAATCAGAATCTTTATATAGAGTATCTTTTCTACCTTTTGAATATCCCTTAGAGACTGTATCGACGACCATTTTCTTAACTTTATCTCCATATAAATCTCCACCTAATTCTGCTCTAACATCATCAAATGTCATAACTCCAAGTTCAATCATTTCTTTCTGAAAATCATTTAGCATATCTTCAGTAATATCCACTTTCTGAGAACCATCTAATATATGAACTCTACATCCTATTTCTTTATAGCTTTCATCATTAACTGTAAATTGACTTACTAAGAGTTTATGTAATTTCTCTCTCTTAATATCTGTATCATCATTAGTTGTATCTAACCATAATTCTATAGGAGCTCCTATTTCTTCTTTTCTGTCATTATCATAGTTTCTTACAAATCCATTGATTAAGTATCCATCTTTGGCATCTACTACAGCATCTTCTTTGAAGAATATTGTTATATTTCCTATAGAGCTTGGAACTGCGTCTTCTTCTGCTAGATATATTCTTGAAGGAACCATATTCTCTCTGAACTTACCTTGATACTCTGTGAATTGAAGTTCTCCCATCGTCTTGAATAATCTCTGAGAATATTTACCAGACTCTATTATTTGCTTAACAAGATTTATAAAATCTGCCTCATGGATAAACTCTTTTCTTTTTTTCTTACTTGCTATTAATTCTTTTTCAACATCTTCTGCATCCTGGGCATCTGCTGATATAAGTTCTTCTTCTGTTATAGTTCCATCTTTAACTTTCTCTAAAGCTTTTTCTAGTAGATATCTTCTATTTGGTTCCTCAAGATCAACTACAAATTTCTTAAATTCTGCAACTTGCTCTACTACTTCAGGCAAGTTTCTATCTGCCCATGTAATTTGTAATTTTGTTCCTTTAACTTTTTCTTTTGTCTTTTCATCAAACTCACCTTTAGAGAGTGTAAATACTTTTCCAGTGCCATCTGCTTTATGGAATCCTTTTATTCTTGTGAAGTGTCGATTGCATCCAGCTACTAAAGTAGGTTGAAATACTTCTGTAGTCCATCCTTTTACAGATGTTGTAGTTGAATAAGGTTTAAATTTTTCTGACTCTTTCCCCATCGTAATTAATCCTGTAACTTCGAATGTATTATTCATATCCTTTACTCCTTCAGCTATGAGGTTGCTACCCTATATTTTAATTCATCAAGTATTATCTAATTGTACTTCAACCCTCCAGGTGATCCTCTTACCATTACCATGCAATCCCTCCCTTACAAAATAAACCCTTACCTATATAATACTAAATTATTGTTTAGTTGTCAACAGTTTCCTAAAGATATTTTAAATTATTTTTATATACAATAAAACTCAACTTTTAAAGTAGAATATTTTGATTAAGAGCTTTTCTCTCGTTGTATTCTTTATATTCCGAACATTTTCCATCATCCCTACAACTCTTAGATTCAATGTACTTTCCATTTTTATCTTCTCCATTACTATAACTTCCACTTCCATGACTACAATTTGTACAAGGATATGGATTGCTCTTTTCTTCTAAATCTTTCACATAATATTTCATTGTAATGTTCCCTCCTTTATTAATCTTTTAAAATCTTCATTTGATAAGATATTATTTCTTATACCAATATGGCGCACTTCTGGCATTTTCATGTTTAGCATTAACTTCCTTCATCTCTAAACATTTTTCACAATAATAAGTATCTACCCTGTCAAATACATCATTATAACTTCCAAAGCTATGAGCATATGATGATTCTTGAAATACCCATTTATGTTCACACATATAGTCACCTCCTTAATTATTATTTATTTCTCAAACTATTGTTACAATCTGGCTGCTAAACTTCTCCCATCTAGCAGCCCCTACATTAGAACATCTCTGCACCATCTGTAATTAAATATCCTCTATCATCATAGTGCATTTTTATGATATGCCCTACCTCATTCTCTTCATCCATATCAATAGCAACTATGTATTCCTGATCTTCCTTTTCTATTTCATTGTCAATTATTTGATATTTTAACTGTCTACTTGCACTTAGCCTACTATACTTTTCCTCATAATCAGATTCTACCAGATCTTTTATTATCATAATCATTCCTCCTAAGATATTATTTATTAGTTATAATTATATTATATACCTAATTTAAGTAATAATTTGTCGAAACAGAACATCAGTTCTAATTTATTTTTATTTATTTGAGGAGATATATTAATCGATATTCCCTCAAACTTTAATTATTATTCAATTGTTACCATCTTATTACTGGATTTTTTGGTTTAGTATCATCTATTAAAATGAGCTTTTTAACTTGAAACAACTGCACAAATGTTTTACCTGAATTCTTTCTGACCTCTTCAAATTCATTTATTGTCTTAGGCAACTCTTCTATAGTATCAAAGTATTTACCAGACCATTTTCCCCATACCTCTTTTCCTTTTATTCTGTTGATTTCACACACAGCATATGTTCCATTCATACTCTTATAGTAAACTCTGTCTCCAACTTTTAACTCTTTCTCTTTAACTAACTCAAGCATACTAGGACTCCATGACCAATCACCACCATCTATTTCTAATTCAAATCTAGTGTTATGATATTTTTCTCCAACTATTATTGTTTCTTTGTTGATATACCTTCTCATATCCGATGTAACTTGACATTCCCCATCATATTTCTGATCAACCACTATTCCTTCCCAAATCCTTACCTTGTCACCCTTTTTAAATGTTATTGGCTCTATCTTAACTCCTTCCTTTAAAATTGTCTTTTTAAACGATACGTCTGAAGTTATATTTCCTTTACCTTTATATATTACTTCTCCAGTAGTTTTATTACTAATAGTAATATCTCCAATTCCAAATTTAGGATCTTTTTTCGTTTCTACTAATTTAAAGTATTTAGATTCAATTTCTCCACTTATATATCCTATTTGACTTTTATCTTTATGTTCTAATACTTCAATACAAACAAATCTTAATCTAGCCTGTATAACTTTTCCCTTAGTCATATTTATATTTGTAATACCCCATTCTGTACCATCATCTAACCCTGTTACAATATCCCCTACTTTAAATTTATTGTATCTAAATGCAGTTCTATCTGCAAATGCCTTAATTTCTTCCACTGTAGGTTTATCATACGACTTAACAACTTTTAGTACTTCAGCTACTAAATCTATGTCTAAAGCTTTTGATAGAGCTGCAACTATTCCAAACCCTCTACTATATTCATCCTTGTAGTAACGTCTTGCTACGCCTTCAACACCATCATCTAACCTTACTGTAGTTGTATCCCCTTCAATTATTATTTCAAACTTAGGATTATTTATAATTAATTCTAACTCTTCAGCTTTTGCATACCACCAATCATTATCTTTATCCATTATTATTTTATACTCATTGTCAAAGCCTAAAGTTTTTTCAATTACTGCTGTATCTCCTATATTTACTTCTACAATACTTGATAGCATTATTTCCTTATTTACTATTTTTACTTTATCTCCTATTTTAAACATTTTCACAACAACATTCTCCTTTTCTTCATATAGTAACTCAAACCATTTATTACTTCTAAACTCTACTTCATTTTCATATTCTCCATCATCCAGGATTGTAAGAGTTTTGTCTGTTTCTTCGATTACTTTATACTCTCTTCCCTCTGTACAAAATTGTCTATTACTTAAATTGTAGAAACCATTATTCACACATAATACTTTTAATATTTTCTTCATAACTTTTTTCTCCTCATTATTATTTATTTCTGTTAAATTACATGCCTCGCAACAGTGTTCTCCTCCTTTTTCATCTGTAATATCAAAAGAACCTTCTCTTCGGAAATTAGTATCAGAATTTGTTACCTTGACAATCATGCCTTCTATTAATTTTATATCATTACATCCGCCATATTGACTATCTCTATTTTTTACTACCCTGTAACTATTTCCTACTATAATATTCATTTTTATACCTCCGTTAAATTATTATTTAATTCTTGTAAATTACAAGCTTCAACAGTATGTACTTCTCCATTTAGATCTTCAATATCATAAGGAGATTCTTCCTCTGGATAATCATATATCTTAACCACTTTAACTGCTTTACCCTCCAGAGCTTTTATATCATCGCAGCTACCGTAATATGTGTGTCTATTCTTTGCCACCTTATAACTTTCACCGACTACAATTCTCATTCCTTTCCTCCTCAACTTTATTAGTAATTATTCCCTTGTATTAAGAATACTAAATTATCATTTAATTGTCAATAGAATAATTGAAATAATTTGGTATTTATTTTATATTCTTTTAAAACATAAATTTTATAAGATGTTTTATCATCTATATTTGTATTACGTAACTAAAATTCTATAATCTCATATTTAATTCTGATTTTTTTAATCTCTATTTTAAAATTATTTAAATCTAATCCATAAGAAAAACTTTGCATTGATGCCTCAAGCTCATCCTCTAAGAAATATTCATACTGTTTTGCATTTATTAATTCTTTGCAAAATGGTGTGTCATGCTCATCACATCTATATGTTATATTTCCATCTTTGTCGGTTAGTCTAATTACACACCAATATTTTTCTGTATCTGTAGTTTCATTTAAAATACTTTCTTGCATAATTTTTTCTCCTTTAATTTAATTCATCATATTCTCATAGGATGACGTACTAACTTTTACTTCCTAGTGGAATTGTACGATCCTTTAAATGATAAATCTACATTAACTGATTTATACACTCTAATGACGCTCTGGTGACACTTTGGGCATTCCTTCAATGGAATCTCCCTCATAGCTAAATCTAAGTCAAAATCTCCGAAATTATCACATTCCTTATTTCTGCAATTATGCGTGTAAATCATAATGTAACAACCCCATCAAAAATATATTCTCCATCAACGATCTTGAAATGACACATTCCACTGCAATCTACAGAATCCGTACTAGCAATATCTAAACCTATAACATATTCTGTTTCTTCAGCACCAAGAGTATTATATCTTTCCCTGAAAACACTAAGTCTTTCCTCATCCCACTTTAACATTTTCCGTTCATCATCTTTTTCTATTATTACTTTCTTTACCATAATGGCCTCCTTTATTTAATCATTTCTAAAAATTGTTCCTCGGTTAATACTTTAACTCCATCTTTCTCGGCCTTTGCAACTTTACCACTACCTTTTAAGGAACCAACTACTAAATAATCAAGAGACTTAGCGTATCCTGAAGCAAACTCTCCTCCTAAACTTTCTACAATAACTTTTAATTCGTCTTTCTTATGTGAAGCAAAACTTCCGGTACAATAAATCTTCTTATCTGCAAATATTCCTTTAGTGTTTACTTCTGCAATTTTCTCTTTGCTGAATTCAATATACTGAACTAACTCAAAGAGATCATCTTTAACATCTTCAGTAAACCATAAATAGATAGATTCACTTGTAATTTCTCCTATATCTTTTATATTAGAAAAATCAAAATTGCTTTCTATAGCCTCTATAAAATTATTAAAAGAGCCTTTAAAATAATTACACAAATCTTTTGCAGTACCTTTACCAACATTTGGGATTCCTAAAGCATATATAAAATTTTCTAACTTACATACTCTTGAATTTTCAACAGCTTGAATTATCTTGTTATATGATTTCTCTCCAAATCCTTCAAGAGCAATTATCCTAAATCTATAATCTTGCAATCTATAAATATCTGGCAAATTACTTAGGAGCCCCATATTTATAAATGTTTCGATTATTGCCTCTCCAAGTCCTAAAATATTCATAGCATCTCTGCTACAAAAATGTTCAAACTGAGCTACTTTTTTAGATGGACAATCTTCATTTGTGCAAAATAATACATGAGCAGTTTTTAATAATCTTACTTCTGTTTTACTATTACATACCGGACATTCTTCAGGAATTAATTCAGTATTACTTCTCGTTAAGTTCCCTGTTACTTTAGGAATAACTTGATTAGCTTTTATCAATGTGATAATATCTCCTTTACCTAATTGTAACTCTCTAAAATAATCTACATTATGAAGTGTAGCTCTTTCCACTATAGAAGATTCTATTTCTGTAGGTTGAAATATAGCTACTGGGTTTAACTGTCCTGTACGTGAAGTATTCCATTCTGTAGTAATATATTCAGTTTCAGATTCTTCATCATAAAACTTAAAAGCAATAGCATTTAATGGATGATGTGAAGTTGATCCTAAACTTTCTCCATAAGAAATATCATTAAACTTCAATACCATTCCATCAATAGGAACTCCTATTTGTTTTGCTAATTCTTTCATACTATCTATAATAACTTCTAAATCATCTTTCTTCTCAGTCATAACATGAGGTACAACATAAAAACCTAAGTCACCTAAAAATTCTAATTGCTTATGAAACTTATTATAGTTTTTGTCTACTCCATCAATTTTCATTTCTAATATTCCAAAAGCCATAAAGTTTACATTTCTAGCAGCACATATTTTAGAATCTAATTGTCTCACACTTCCTGCTACTAGATTTCTTGAATTAGAATACTTTCCTCCAGCTTTTTCATTCACTATTGTAAAATCCTCATCAAATATTACGGCCTCACCTACAACTTTTAAATATCCTTTGAAATCAATAGTTAAAGGTATTTTGTTGTAAGTTTTTACATTATGAGTTATATCTTCTCCTATCTCTCCATTTCCTCTGGTGCTACCCTGAATTAATATTCCATTGTCATATATAATTTCATTTGTAAGTCCATCCCCCTTAAGCATTAACTCACAATCTTGACTGCCTTGAAAGTATTCTAAATCTTTAATTGTTTTAGTTTTACCAAGTGAACGGAGTGGAATTGAATGAGAAACTTTAGTTAGTTTTGACTTGACTTCATATCCTACATTACTTGTTGGACTACCTGATAATACTACTCCTGATGATGTTTCTAGTGCCTTCAGCTCGTCAAGGAGGGCGTCAAACTGTTTGTCAGTGTAAAAACTAGTATCAGAATTATAATAGGCTGCCGAGGCTTGTTTTAATAAGTCTGTTAATTCAATTAATCTATTCATACTATGCCTCCAATAAATAATATTTTTGATTTGTATCAAAGAATATACCTGAACTAATTTGAAATTCTCTAGTAGTACATCCAGCATCATAGCCTTCCCAAACAATAATCTCTGCATTTGGATCTAATTCTTCTAACTTTGTAATTAACTCACTATTTAACATACCATTTCCTCCTTCTTTTAAAAGACATGTTTTATATCACTTCTATTGTTAAATCACCACTATAACATTCGTCACAACATATTATATTTTTATCATATGATTTCCATGTATCTTTACATTCAACACAAGTATATTTATATTCTTTCGATTCAATTAATTTCTCACCACAGAATGGACAAAATATAATTCTAATTTCATTTGTCGCATCACACCCCTCAACTTCACCCTCTTTATTAAATTTAGGTATACACGAATAAGTGGAGTTCTCCTGGAATCTCTTTAATCCCTCACATAAGTGTCCTCTTACTTCATTATTTGATTCACTCATAATAAATATTACCTCCTAAAATCATTATTTTTATCTATTTGACTTCTAGAAAATTGTCCAAGACCAAAAGTCTCCTGTGATTTAACTTCCTTATTAATTTTAAATATCTTACTAAAGAATAATTTGATCTTATTCCACATGGACTTATTTTCGTATGGAATTACCCAACTTGATTCTGATTGAATAATTTGTGCTAACACATATGGATTAATTCCATGTTTCTTAGCAGATTTATTAATAGAGTCCTTTAACATATGATTACCTCTTCATTATCAATTAGAAAAAATGTAGGCTCATACCCATATTTTTTCATCCATGTAAATAATACTACATTTAACTTTTCTTCTAATTCTACTCTATCTTCTTTAGTAACATCACACAGATAATCTTCTCCAATTTCTCCAACATCATCTGTTGTATTCTCAGCTACATTTTCTAATATATAATCAACATCTACCCCACTTGGCTTAACTTCTTTAATCTGTCCTATTCTAAAAGTATCATCTTCCGATTCTTCTCTACCAATTTTAATTGCTTCTTCTTTTGTATCAAACTCTTCGCCATACCATATATCTCCACCATCTAAATTATACATCCATTTATCTTTCATAATATATTACCTCCTCAATTATTATTTAGTTGTTAACAGTTTGCAAAATTTTTACTATTGCCTAATGTAGCCTTACCTATTTTAATTCTGTACTCATTCTCTTGAATAAGTCTATCTCTTTTGTAGCTATCAAATTGATCTAGCTTATGTTCTTTCTTCTCCTGGAGTGCAGCAGTAAAGTTATTATATGTAATGCAATTTGAATGACATCCGAGTTCTCTGGTCATGCAGTCTCTACAGTTATTCTTTATCATAATATTCTCCCCCTAATTATTATTTAATTGTTATATTTCTTCTATAGAATCTATAAATGCATAAACTCTATTATATTTTCCTATTGCAATTTCTTCCCATTTAAATACATGAAACTCTTTAAATACTAATTTCTTAATCTTCTTATATAATTCAGACGTAGCAGAAACATATGCCCCTGTGAGGTCTTCTAATTTCTCTTTTAATGCACCAGATAACATCATTGTGTTCTTACTTCTTAATCCAATTAACTCTGATGCTCTATCTATTTGAATATCTTTTGCATTAAGACTATCTTTAACAAACTCTTCCATCTTAGTTACTGATGTCAATATTCCTTGTACAACTTGATTAGTTAATTGCATTGACTTGGCTAAGTCTAATATATAAGTGTCTTTGCTTGCAATGCTGGGAGCTACATATCCACCGGTTTTACGAATAGATGGTAATACTTCTGAAGTTACCCATCTTTTAAATTCTTTAGCTTTAGGTTGTTTGCTCTTAAATATCAAACTATACATTCCACTCTCGTTTATAAAGATAGTGTTTTGCTGTCTTCCTAATGAGTCGGCGATTTGCCTACCCATTTTATCCTCTTCATCAACATGTTTCTTTAATGCATCTGATGTATCTTTATATGCTAAAGTTCCAGCAATGTCCTTTCCTAAAAACCAAGTGTCTCCATTTTCTGTAATAGTTCTTATCTGTCCGAACTCCTCATTATTAAATATTTGTAATTGATCGTTTTCCATAATATTCTCCTCTCCTTTATTATTATTTAATTGCTTTTAATCTTCTATATAAAAACATATATGCTTTTGTATATCCTTTATAGTGTCTTCTATTTTCATCTTTTATTAAATATACGTGGCAAACATTCTGCTCTATATTAAATCCAAGTTCTCCTGCCATACACATTACTCTTTCTTTCATTTTTTTATCTCCTTTCAATTATTATTTAATTCGTTATCCTTAGTTTACCATAAGTATTATTCATTTGTCAAATGTTATTTAAAATTAATTTGTTATTTTAAATATGGTACATAATTTGTTTTCTTTCGTAATTCTATTAGTCAATTTATCTTCAATAAAAATATCTTGATAATCTTCTCTTATCTTTATTTTTCCAGCTCTTTTCATATTGCAATCTTCATTAGTACATTTATAGTCATCATTTGTTTTAATTAACATTTCCTTACACAGAGGACATTGATACTCCATTCATTAACAACTCCTTCCTATATTAAAATAATAGTTTTATCCAATATTATTATCAATCGAATTTTTTATTTCCAATAGGGCATCGTTAGCTGCTATTCCTAATTTCTGTATACTAGCTTCACCTCTATTTTTAAAATCTGCCGTTTTAATTAAGTCAGTAACTAAACCAAAAACAAGGTCTATGTGTTCCTCAAGATTAGTTGAACGTTTTTCATCAATACCTGAATCTCCATACGGTTCTATACTTCCTATTAACTTTTTAACCATTTCATAAATTGACATTTAAACCCCTCCTAATTTTTATTTTAGTTTTATTATTCATACCATAAAATTAACATTTTAAATTATTCTATTTCTTTTAATGGACATTTTTCTAATTGTTTAGCCTTATCTGATTTACCATAATTTTTACTATCATAATCAAATATCATATCACCTTGCAAATTACATTTTGTATTTCCATATCCACCGACTGATTCATTTATGGGACAATTATAGCAATCTTTTTCTCCTTGAATTTCTATTAATACTTTATATTTCATTTTCTCATCCTCCTTAATATAAAATACCTGTTTTATAATTATAATTTACGTAACAAGTTTAATTGTTTTTCTAAATTTTCTTTCTCTGAATTTAATTGTTTGATGGTTTCTAGTTGCTTATCATCTATTTTAGCTAATCCATACTTATGCCTACATTCATCTTTTTCTTGCTCACTTATCTTTATAACATGAATATCTTTAATTGCAGATTCAGCCCACATTTGAGTTTCAAAATCGTCTAATTGATGCTCATTTATAATTTCAAATAACTTATATTTATTATCAGTGTCTAATTGTAATTTATTATCTAATTCTTCAAAATTCATTTTACTATCATTCATCAATCCATATTCTTTATACTCTGGTTTATTGTGCAAAACTTCATTCATTTTTAAATTCTCAAGATATCTTATAGTAAATTCTTCATAATCAGTAGGTACTGCATTTAATCTATATCTCCAAGGTTTTATTTTTGGGGAAGGATTATATATATCATGAAGTTGTTTATTTATAATAGATATTTCATTATATATTTTACTTCTTTCATTTTGAATATTTTGATCTCTTTTTGAACTATTAAATAAGTTTAAAAACATTTGTTTTTTCTCCTTTCTTATAAAAATTCTCTTTTAATAGATATTCCAATCTCTTTGAAATGATTCGCTATTTCTATCTTTCCAACCATCATAACCATCATCTCTATTATCAAATCTGTAATTATCTTCTGTATACATAATTCCATCTTTTATATATAGAAACTCGTCACTATCAAAATATATATGTGTAATCTTTTTACCTTGTTCCATCGAAATATATGCTTCACTTTTATTCATTAATATCCTCCTCTCTCTTTTAACTTATTCTATAATATAGATTTCTATTTGCCTTAGCTTCTTTTAAACATAAATCACCATTCTTAATCAGTTTATTTGCGAGGCGTTTAGCTATTATAGGAGCATACTTATTCCATCCTTTTCCTGTCTCTCTGGTTAATATCTGAAAGCAACATCCATTATCTAAAATTACATCTTTTTCATTTAAATCAAACTCTTCTCTACCACATTTAATTATCATTTAGTCCTCCTCATTTTTAAGTTAATCTCTGTAATGATCCAATCATTTTACTTAATTCATCTAGTCCTTCCTGATACCATGATACAGAATCAAAATCGCTCCATTCTGTAATCCATTCATTCATAATTTTGCATTTGATGTGTATTTTATCTCTTAACTTTTTACTATCATTCTCATACATAACTTTATTATGGATATATCTTTCAAGGTACATTTTTAATATATCTACATTTAAACAATCTTCTTTAAGTAATTCTAATAATCCCATATCTTCCGGGGAATAACCTTTCCTCGATAATTCTTCAGCTCTTATTTTCTTCCAATTTAAAGATGTTCCCGATTCTTCCATTATATTATTTACCTCCTTATAATTTAACTTGAAAACTACTTTTATAATATGGTTATATTTTTTATACTTTTAACTTTTATAATTTCTTCTTTAGTAAGAAATGGCTCCTTATTACTCATTTTTACAGTCGGAGTCACTAACCCCGCATTATTTAGTTGCACATATAACATTTCATCTGGTAAATCTTTTATCATTTTAATAAAATTAGAAACATAATTAATTATACTTTTCATATTATTCCTCCATATCTTTAGACTGATATATTACTTCCATAACATTAACTTTAATAATTTCTATCTGAGTATACTTGTCTTTACTTTCATCTAACCATTCTGCTGTATCTTCATCATTTTCTAACCAATCAAAACTATAATTATCTCCATTAAAATATGTTGCTAATATTGTGTGATCCATTATTAATTCCTTCTTTCATATAAATTATTTTCTTTATTATACCATGCACGTCTGATAAACTTTATATTTTATTATAACATAATATATATTCTAAATTTGTTATAGTCAATCGGTACAATATAATAATAATGTTTACAATAATTTCCTACTTGACTATTTATTCTACAAATTTATTATTTAATTGTCAATATTCCGATATAATTCATTTGGTTAATTCTAACTTTATTGTCTCCCAATCCAAAGCTTGAATCGCATACATAGTGGAATTATCTACTTTAGGACATTTTGAATTAGGTCTTATATCATCTAGGTAGAACGACCAGAACCTTTCTTGCTTGTCGGTATATGTAGCCTCTCTAGACGTTGTAACGACTCTCTGTAGGCACTTTTTAGCTACATTGGTATTCTTACTACTAATAACTTCTCCATCGGCTGAGAGTATCTGAATGAGCCTATTCTGTTCATCCATACATAACGTTATTTGTACTCCATCAACTTCTATTTCAAATTGTCTATCTGAGTCAAAATTGTCTCCTGTTATAGCTACGTATTTTTCAGTTTTAACAAAATCTTTATTATTAAATTCTTTCATCATTTATCCCCATCCCTTATTATTATTTGATTGTTGATGCTGACTAAGAACAACACTAAACTTAATAATATTAGTGTTGTTCCAGGCTTCATTATTTTACCTCTGGATATTTCATTGCAGCTATTTCTCGGTACCATCTAATCGCAGAAATTGTCTTAAGATTATATATTGCTGCAACAGTTTCAAAGTTAAAATACTCTTCATTCTTTTTATTTAGTAACAGCACCAGTCTGCTCCTCCTAATATCGTCTAAGCTCAAATCAAAGACATTAATTCCATCACAAGTTATTTCTTGTTTAACAAAAGCTCCTTTTAGTGCTGTAGCAGGTTTACCAAAGAATGAATTAGGAGATGTTCCACCTGATTTTCCAGCTCTTAGTAGGTACTCTGAATCTCTGTATCCAGTAGTTTTAAATCTGCCATCTTTAGCGACTCTAGTAATTGAATCTGTTACTATACATTTTTTAATATCATCAATAACTTCTGGATCATCAATTCTTACAGTTTTACCAGTATTTAGATTTAATATAGCAACTTCCATTCCTTTATTATCAACATATTCTATATCAGACTCTTTTAACATTCTCATTTCATCTTCAGTAACGCCAAACCATGCGAGTTCAAAAATAAGCTTATCTCTGTAGTTTACTGTTTCTCCTATACCTGCCATTCCTAGCTGTCCTCTGATGTTCTGAAACTGTTCATAAGATAATGTTACGGATAACAATTTATCTGTATCAATCAAACTCATAAAAACAGATTCTTCTAATGTAAATATAGGACATTCAAGATTTTCTTCTTTACAAATATAATTAGCAAACTCTCTTAATATCGTTAAATTTTTTCTTAAACTTACTGGAGATATTGATTCAAATTTCTTTAAGAAAATAACTAACTGTTCATCTTTCCAATCTAATAATTCAATATCTAATTCCTTTTCAGTTTTTAGAATGTTTTTAATAACATTTCCCTTATTATTTAATTCGTCATAAATAGTAATATATAATTTAGAATATTTTTGAGTTCTCATAATTTTTATTCTCCCTCTCTATTATTTAATTTGTAATAAGTCTTTGGAACTATTCCTTTTACGATAAACGCTTCTTCATATTCAGTTACTGCTGTTTCTAAGTTTCTAATATATAATTCGTTAATACTTTCATCTGATACTTCAATCAGTTTAGAATTTTTAGTTAAACTTAATCTTGCAACTAATCTACTATTTAATCCAGACAATTCATTATTTGATTTAGTTAGTTCGTCTATTCGTTTATTGTTTAATTCTTCTAGTTCTTTCATCTTTTTATTATTATTGTATTCTAAGGATTCCATCTGAGATTGCATTACTTTCAATTGATACTCTAATGTCTTGATTGCTTTGTTTTCGTTTGAATCATTTTTATTAAATAGGGTATCTTCTTTAACATCATTGTATTCTGTTTGATTGCTTACTACTATTGATTCGTTATCATTAAATGCTGTTACCAAATTTAAAATACTTTGATTTTCTAACTTATCAAATTTACCATCTAATATCTCATTACTCAATATTCTAGCTTTAATTGGATCTTCTGTTCTTATTAGTGTCTGGATGATTTTGTTTATCTTTTGTTGTACGGTTAATTCAGATTTCTCAATTAATTCTTTTAATAATTCTATTTTCTCATTCATTTTATTAACACATCCTCTTTATTATTTTATTATTTAATTGTTACTTTGTCAATCTATTTTACGTAATATTAACATAAATTCGTTCGACTTGATTATACCAATTTTTTACATTATATTATACTACTCATTATAGAATTTTCTGCTTGATTTTCCATTTGCTTCTTATTAACGTGTGTATAAATTTGAGTCGTTCCTATATCTTCATGTCCTAGCACTTCCTGGAGGAGTCTAATATCTGTTCCATTCTGATATTCATTTGTAGCAAACGAGTGTCTTAAAACATGCACTAGGACGTCAGTTTCACCTTCTAATTTCAATCCAGCTCTGTCTATTGCATTTCTTAATAAATTCTGTACTGCACTCTTAGAAATTCTGTTATTTCGCTCACTAAGGAATAATGCGTTTGAATCTGATTCTCCTCTTTCTAATAGATATTCTTTTAACAATGTTATTATTTTTTGATTCAAATACACTGGCCTCTCTTTATTTCCTTTGCCGATTATTGTTAAGTTGTTGTCAATCACACAATTTATATCTAGGTTAATTAATTCTGTTAATCTTAATCCAGTAGATAGAAATAATATTATTATCATTTTATCTCTAATTAGATTTCTTTTGCCTACTGAACTTATTAATAATTTACATTCATCTAGGTTGAAATATTTAGGAATTCGTCTTGGAGTTTTTGGTTGCTTCTTTATGTCTACAATTATATTATGCTTTACTAATTCAATCTCTTTACAATACTCAAAGAATGATTTTAATGCTGATATCTTATTTCTTCTGGAGCTTCCTGAATTAGATTCTGATATTGTAGCTAAAAATCCATAAATATCAGATATTTTAATTTTTTTGATTGATTCTCTGGTGATGCTGTATTTATCTTCTTTCATATAATTCATAAATAGCTTCATGCTGTTGTGATATTGTGTAATTGTTCCAGAGCTCTTACCTTCTGTAGATTTTAGATATTCAAGATACTCATCTAATAACATTGTTATTATTCACTCCTTCTACATTTTTATTCATAATTTTTCGATATATTTTTCTTATTAGTATAAATATTAATCCTAACGTAATCCATATCAATTTTATAATGTACCATGCTACATAAAGTATACCTACTAAAATCAGTATTGGGAATAGTAGAAAATGATCTTCCATTATGTTCTCACCTCTTGTATATTAATATTGTGCCCTCTTTATCTTATATTATACATTATTATTCGATTGTTTGCTACAATTATTATTTATTTATGCTGGAGTGTTGTGAAGTTGATTAAATAATTCTGTCATTCTAGTTAATTTATTGTTTCTGCTACCAACATTGTAGATATTATCATGGCTAAAAATACTAGCAAATATATTTTTAAGACTTTCATGTTCTCCATGTTTGTGGAATCCAGCGCTTGCATATATATTCTGGTGAAACAATTTAATTCTTCTTCCTTCATGATTCATATCCAATATATAATATGTGTCTCTCTTACTTACAATTTGAATATATTTACCCATAATAGAAAAAGAAAACCCATATTCTTTACATAATTTCTCCAACACTTCTTTATTCAATTTTTTCACCCCTTTTAAAATTTTAGTCTTTCTTTGATATTGCAGGAAAGACTAAGACTGCACTTGGTTAGTTTATTGGTGGATCTATTCCCTGTGTTGTTACTGTGCCCCCTGTAACAACTGTTCCTTTAGTTGTGCTTACACCTGCTGTTAGTATAGCAATAAGACACATTGCCATTACTATGTTCTTTGTACGTTTTGTAATCTTCATCTTGAGATTACCTCCTATTATTTTATTTGTGGGAGAGTTTAAAAAACATCCGCTCCCACACTTTGAATCTTAGAAAGTATTATTTAATTCAATTTTCAATTCTTTAAGAACTTCATCATTTTCCATATCTCCAAATGTATGCAACACGTTTTTAAATTGTGTCATTTCATATTCTTTAATTAATTCTTCCATGCTATTTATATCTTTTAATAGTTTTGCTTTATTAAACTGTGATAGTATTTCATATTTTTTCTCTCCAACACTTTTATAAAAAGATATACATTTCTCAAATACGTTAATTCCTTCTTCTTTATATTCAGATCCCATTAAGTTACAACATTCTCCTATTAGCCAGTATGTTAATATTCTATTACTATTTTCTTCTGTACTGAAAGTTAATGCTTGTTTTGCTAACTTATAACTTCTTTCAATTTCTCCTAGTTTCTTTACTGCTAAAGAAAGATTATACAATGCCCATTCTAATTCTGAACAAATTTCATTACCATATACAGTATAATCTATTTCATATAAACT